AAGTCCATCCCCACGGGCCGGGCGTACACGTCCGAAGACGTGTCGAAGATGATTCGGCAGGCTCGGCGGCGGAACGGCCGCACCGGCGGCAAGCCGTCCGCCTGGTGGTGGAGCTCGTTGATCTACATGGCGTACTGCACGGGCGAGCGGGCAACCGCGTTGCTCTCGCTTCGGTGGGGCGAGGTAGACCTAGGAAGGCGACGTGTCCGGTTTCTTGGAGAAACCCGAAAGGGACAGACGCACGACATTGAACGGGACTTCACGCCAGACTTGGCCAAGATGCTGGAGCCGCAGTCCGGCCAGCCCGAAGAACTGGTCTGGCAATGGGACAGAGCCCGCGGGTCGCTCTGGACGAGCCTCAAACTGCTTTGCAGGCTGGCCGAGGTGAAGTACAGGGGATTTCACGGCCTGCGGCGTACACGGGCTTCCTACGCAGCCCTGGCGGGCGGTACGGCAGCTGCCACCCAGGTGCTTGATCACAGCGATCCACGGCTACAGGAGAGATATGTCGATAGCGACATCTGCCCAACGGAGCAGAGCAGCGTGGATTGCCTTCCGCCGCTCAACTTAGGCGAGCCCCCGACTGCCGCCTAGTTTTTCTGTTACAAAACGAGACACGGGCCGGGCAGGCGGGGAAGCGACGTGGAAAGGGTGAAACACGCCGCCTCAACCCGCCGCCCGGCTCAGTAAGAAATCGGCGGCTGGTTTTCTTTCATGGCAAGAAGCACAAGCAGCCGCTTTCTCTCCGCGAGCAACCTCATCACGTCGGCAGCGAGCGTGCCGCTGGTGCCGGTCCACGCTCCTTGGAACCGACGGGCTCGGTGCTCGATTCGCACAAGGTCATCGGCCGTAAGCGGCTCACTCAATCCAGTCATCGGCATGGTCCCCTATCCACTCGGCGAGGTAGCCCAACGCCTGGGCCGGAATGGCGAACACGATGGAGAGTACGGCGAGCGTCCAGCCTATGAAGGCGTTCATTGATGCGACTCCCGCAACTTGAGCAGGCAGATGAGCGACCAGTTGGCAGCGTCAATCAGCGCGTTCTCGTAGTCCACAGGCTGGCCGTTGGCGAACCGCTGCATCCTCACGACGCAGTCGGATAGGTCGCACAATGCCCGACGCCAAGGCTCAACGCCGCACTTGGCCGATGCCGTGACGTTCTCAAACGGATCTGTGGCACCGCCGTACTGGGCGGTTTTAGCGAAATGGAGTTGCCGCAACTCTTCCAGCAACTCCAAGAACGGCAGCGAGCCGGGTTGCTCGTTGCCGCTTTCAAACTCTGCAAACTCGTCTCTTGCGGCACACCAATCCCTGGCGGCCTTCATCGTCTCGGAGTCATAGCCAAAGGTGACGTGTTCCGTTTCCTCTGCTTTCGCAACTTCTGGCATAGGTTCCGTTACAGCCGGCGACACGTCGTACCACTTTTCGTGAGGCTTTCCGGCGGCCTGGGCCTCGCGTCGAGCGGCCACGGCGGCGCGGAGCAAATCGTTCGCATCAAGCATGTCGTTGGTCATGGTTTCCCTTTCGTTCGTGGTTCGCGAATCGCGAAAGCCGCAGTCTGCTGCGGGCGTCAAGCAGTCCGCACCGTGCCGTCGCTCATCACGCGATAGTTCTGAACGTCGAACGCACCGCCTTCGTGGACAGTGGCCATCGCGAAGCCCCAGTTCCACCGATTGATGCGGGCGTAATCGGGCCGCAGATCGCACAGGCACCCGGTGCTCCAGCACGCCGTCTCGTGGTGCCACATGTCGGATTCAGCGTGGTTGCTCGTGCGGTGAGAATGCCCCACTAGCCCGCTTGAGCCCGTCCGCAGGAACACGCCACGGGCCACGTTCACGGGTGCGGCCATGCCACGGGGCAACTCGTGGCCGTGCAGCACGGGCAGCTTGCCGAGCATCACGGGCCGCTGGTCTTCCACAAGCGTTACGTTGTGCTTGTCCAAGTCCAGCCACGCCCCAAGGCTCATTCGCGGGTCGTCGCTGATTTCGGCGGCGTGCTGCCACAGCCAGTGCGTCCACCGCTCTTCGTGGTTCCCGGCCTTCATCACGATGGGAATCTCTGGGAACTCGTGGCGTATCCACTCCACGAATCCACGCACGTCGTTGAGCTCGCCCTTAAAGTCCCGCTGAGACGGGTCTTTCATGTACCGCGAGATGGCATAGAAGTCTGCGATGTCGCCGTTCAGTAGCAGGCCCGAAAGGTCTTGCTCTTTGAGGTAGCCGACTGCGGCGGCCACGGCGATCTCTGAGTGATACGGCACATGCACGTCGCTGATGATGCCCACCGGCCCGAGCACGTTCATGACGTGCGGCGTCCACGGCTTGGATAAACTCTTTGGCATCGGCAGGAGCTCGCCGGCCGTTCGCGGCTCACGCGGACTAACGGCCTTGATTCGCTTGCGGTGCCTTGTGCCGTGAACGCCAAACTGCCTCTTGATCCGCATCCGTGCTTGTTCAATGGTGATGGCCCCTTTGCAGTCCTTCACCAGGCGGCGAGCCAGAGTCCTTGCGGGGGCGTCCGGGTGCTTACGACAGAGCCGCTTGGCCATCTCGGTGATAACGTCACCCGCCATCCTGCACCTCCTTGTAGCCGAGCATCGTCAGCACTCGCCGCTGCACACGGGCGGCCTCGGTGATCGCCTCTTCGCTGATGTTGGGACCGAGCGAGGCGTGGAGCAGCTCGTGCAGAATCGTCTCTAGCCGAGCCCCTCCGCGGAGCTTCTCGTCAATCAAGATGCGTGGCTTGCTGGCGTTGTCGAAGAACGTCCAGCCGCATGCGCCACCCTTCAGCTTCGTGAAACGAAGCAGCCAACGCTTGCCGTCAATCGTGACGTGGTGATCGTCTGCCACGGCTAGCCCTTTCGCCTCTCACCGTAGCGGGGGCGTCAACCAATGCCGAACCAGCGTCGGCCAAAAATGTTCCACTGCTCTTGGCGAGCACCGCAACCGCAGTCGCGGCCCACGATCGCGCTGACGCGGGCTTTTGTGATTCCGAGCCACGACAACCAACGGGCGACATAGTCACCAAGGCCGGGCTTATGGCGAGGGTACGCCGGGTGCGTTTCGTCCACGGTGATCGTGTCGCCGTCTTCGTTGACGATGCATGCACGCACTTGATTGAGCGTGTAGCCACGCTCAACGCACCTCGCCTCAAACAATGTCCGTGGCCCGGTAATCATGGGAATGGGTTGCAAGGATTGGGGCTGCAAACTGTGCCAGAACCCTGAAACACTGATTCAGACGTTCCGGCGTTGTCGGCGCAGAGAGGGTCTCCGCGATAACCCTCAACTGAATACGGCAAGAACGACCCGCATCTCCATGTCCCGCCGCGGTCAATGCACGCCTGCCTGCTTTCTGCCCTATACCTTCGGTAGGTTTCTGTGCCGTTTCGTATCGTCACGGTGTCTGGGCCGCAACAACGCCCGATTGCACATTGGCAGCCAGTTTCCGTGGTGATGCTGCAAGAACCGTCTGGGGCGCAGCATGCGCCATTCTGCGAGCAACAACACCCTTGGCTTGTCGCCAGCTGATTGCCTTTTCGCAGCAAAAAACCATTCTTAAAAATGAGCGGCATGATTACGACGCCGTGCAGGCCGTGGCCGAGATGGAGAAGGTGACGGTGGACGACGTGCCGACGACTGCAAAGGGCAACGTCTGGAAAGTCAGCGAAGACGTGGTGAGCGTTGCCGCGGTCGCAGCGTAAGCCACGTCCCATTGCCAGTTCATCAGCCGCCACGCGGTTCCTTCCCGGCCGATGACGCAGTTTCGCGTCCCGTTGGCGGGCAGGTTCATCAGGTCGTTGGTTGCGTTTGCGGTCCCGGTGATGTACTTGAACGACACAGTCTTCGGGCTGCCGATGTCCCACGAGCCGGTGAACGTCGCTGAGCGGATCGCCGCCTGGCCGCCGCCGTAGATGGGGTGGTCGTACTCCACACCCGGCTGCGTCCTGTTCCCGGCCTCAACGGTGCGTACCACCTTGGCGATACGCTGAGCCGCAGACCGCGTGAACGAGACGAACTGCCGCCCGGCAGCCTGGCCACCGTTGCTTCCGGCACCCTGGCTGCTCATGCGTTAGCCCTCAACGATGCTGATCACCAGCTGCGTGCCGGCAAGATTTGACTGGGCCGCGTAGTTGCCAGATGCGAGCCGGCCCACCGCAGCCTCGCCGCCCTTGAGCGACACGCACGGCACGAGAGCACCAGCGGACAACTGGCCGAACGAGATAGCCGCCGTCGTCACCGTGGACAGGTTGCGAGCGAAGAACAGGCCCACGCTCGACATGGACGCCGTAGTGATCGCCACCGTGCCGGCAGCGTTCGTCCCCGGCGTCAGCGTCATGGTGTTCACGCCCGAGGCACTGCAGTTGGCGGTAACGCCGCTGGCCACGAAAGCCTGCCCGAGGTTGCCGCGTGAGAGTTGGGCGTTGATGTTCCAGGTGAGGTCTGGCATGGGCGTCTCCTACTGCTGCGTCGGTGTGCCGAAATAAGACTGAAAGTTGATGGCTTTGTGGACACGGCGAACAAGGATATTTGGCGCTCCGTCTTTAGGAGCACCGTTTGATTCAAGCGGCTGCGGAGTGCTCGCCGGCACTTCTTCATTGGATTGGTTGTCGATGACCCAGGCTTTGACTTTGCCTTTGAATGGGTCGATGTAGTGCCAGCCAATATCCGGCAGCAGAAGCGGCCACCCATCGGGACGATATTCCAGCGTCACCTCAACTTGCCAGTAGCGGATCTCTTGCTCGTTCACCACCTCGACGGCCGGATTGGCTGCGATGCCAGAGCACTTCCAGGTATACGGAGCACCGCCGAGGTAGGTGGCAGAGTTCACGGCGTTCGTGACCGTCGTGGCCAGGCCGTAGTCGAACGTTTGGCGGTTGCCGCTGATGGACGCCTGGAGCGTGCTGATGTCGGTGGTCGCACCCTCGAAGAAGTCGTTGGCAGAGTTTTGCAGCACCTTCAGCGTGTCGCCCGCGTCGTAGTAGTAGAGAGCCGGGACTTGCAGACCGCCGGTAGACCACTTCCAGATATCGGCCCGAGCCAGTGGGTTGGGGTCCACGTTCTGCTGCTTCGGCAGTTCGTAGTCCCACGTCACCTCGTAGTGCCATCGTGAGCCGTTGTAGTTGGCTACGCTGGCATTCATCGCCTTGCAGTAGTACGCCTCTGGGTGCGGCGTCAGGAACGACACGCCGGGAGCGTTGACGATGTCCGTCTGCGGCGTCGTGGGGTCGTCAACCTCGACAACCCACTTGCGTTGGAAGACAGGGGCTTCGCCAAACTTGCGAGAGGCGGAAACCGTGGGCAGTTCGTAAACGGTGAGAACGCTCATGCGGCGGCTCCACCGAGAATGTCCACCTTCTCCTGGGCCAACGCTCGAAGTTCTGCCTTGAGTTCGTTCAACTTCTGCGTCTGCTTGCGATACTCGGCGATGGCTGGATCTTCGCGGCCGGTCGCCAGGGCGATGAACTGGGACATGCCCTCGCTCGAGCGGAGGTCGTTGGCCTTGAGGGCTTCGTTGGACTTGCCGCCGAGAGCGGCGGTGCGTTCGGCGGTGAACTTGTCAATCTCGCCCTGCTTCTCGTAAATCTTTTCTTGCTTCTTTCGATCAAACTCGTCTATCTGCTGCTGCATCGCACGCTGAGCACCGTACGCTTTTAAGTCGGCGTCAAGTTTGTCTTGCGCGGCCTTTTTGTTGGCGTCAGCTATCTGCTGCTCCACAGCGCGACGCTCGCCGTAAGCCTTTAAGTCGTCTTCTAACTGCTTCGACGAAGCCTTGCGTCGCGCATCAGCAATAGCCTCTTCGTTCTGCAGGCGAGTCGTGTACATACGCAACTCAAAGTCAAGTTGCTCAGAGTTCATCGCCTTAACTTCTTCTGCGGCGGCATTAGCACCAAAGGCCGGATTTCCTTCCGCCATGTCAACAATCTTGTTGTCACCAGATCCGCCGGCAAAAGCTCGGCCGATAATCGGCACATCCGCCATGTAGGCGTAAAAGTCCTTGATCTTTTTGTTCGCCCAATCAATCCGCTCGCCAATGTAGTCAAAGGCAATATTCATTCCGCCGCGAATGATCTCAACCAGATCATTCATTCCGACAATGAACGGCGACAAAAAAGTGTGAACGGCAGCGCCGGCAACCTTAAGCACAATCCCCAGCGTCTCCCCAAGAACTCCAGCAAGTTTCAGCACGCCTTCAACGATGGTCCCTAAGAGAGTTGCAACAGGCGCAAACACCTGAGCGATTGGCGAAACAATGGACGTAATACCTTCCACCACACCGCTGATGCCATCAGTGAATCCTGCGAAGCCGGACTGAATAGCGGCAAAAGCGCCAACGAACGGCGTCACAAACACGCCAGCAAACTCCGCAAACGCCTTTTCCGAACGTTTGCCGGCTTTGCCGGCCTCGATGGTTGCGGCCGCAAGGTTTTCGACTTGCTTCGCGCGAACTTCGCCAAGCTCTTTGTTGAGTTCTCGGAGAGACGTTTTACCCTCGGTAAGGGCAGCGGCCATCTTGTAGGCGTCGTCCTTGGCCGCAAGAAACGCCTTGCCAAGATTGATGGTAAGCAACGCACCGCCAATCAGCGGGTTGCTCAGCCCAAGCACGGCAGCGGCAGTTGTGCCAGCAGCACCGCCGCCAAGAGCAAGCCCAATGCCGAGAGCCTTGGCCGCCAGAATCATCGTGCGGGCCGCCATCGCACCCTTTAAGGCACCAATAGCAAAATCCTTGAGCCCCGCCGGATTGCGAATGGCACTGAACAGCTTCCATTGGAAGTACGTGTAGGCAATGTCCTTGCCAAAGGCGATGACGCTAACGCCGGCGTCCGCCACGCTCTTCGTGGCGTCACCAATCCCGCCAATGGCACCGCTCAACCCGTTGACGACACGCTCGACCATGCCAGCCTTGGTGGCCATCTCGTCCATCGTGGACGTGGCCGCCTGCAACTCGGCGTCAGCCTTGGCGACTGCCCGGCCGTACACCTCTTGGCTCAGCAGTCCTTTCTGCATCATCGCATCGAGGCGGCCAATCGTGTCCGCGTACTTCTCCATGGGAGTACGCAGTTCCGCGGTGATCTTCGCGGCCTGGCGGAACTCGGCAGACGTGGCCTTGGCACTAGCCCCAACCTTGGACAGTTCCCTGTCGGCCTGTGCAACGCCAGCGGCCATGCCATCGGCGTTGGCGGTCAGCTGAAACGCAAGATCAAGTTTCTGTGCCACGTCTCAGTTTTCCTAGTTCTGCCGCAATCTCGTCTGCCGTCATCGGTGGCCGCTGGATCGGCATGAAGTCTTCCGGCTTCGGCGTCCTGCCTTTGACATGCGGTGCAATCGTCAGTGCCGCCAGCACGCCCGTCTGTTGCCACTCACGCCCGATGGGCTCCAGGTACCTATCGAAAGCCATCCACTCCCGAAGCTCTGCCACGTCCATCCGCTCGCAGAGCTCTCGTTTTGTCATCCCAAGGGCCAACGCCAGCCGCATCACGAAGAGCCAATCCGGCCGGCGTCTCATTCCCCCGCGAGTTTCTCCACCTCTTGATCGCTCAGGTTGTTGTGCTCCATCGCGGCCTGCCAGACGCGATTCACCACCTTGGCGGACTTCGCCGCCAACTTGGCCACGTCGCCGTTGTCAAAAAGCTTCTGGCCCTTCTCGTCCACTAGGCACCGCACAAGGAACTTGCTGCGGAAGTCGTCCACGCCCGTTTCCTTCTTTCGCATCCATTCGTTTTCGTAGGCGTCTCGCTCGCCAACGCTCATCACTCGGATGTACACGTCGCCGCCCCACTCGGGGACGTTGAGCTTGAGCAGGCCAAGGTCATCGGCTGCAAGGATCTGATCTTTGGTCAACGCTGGCATCACGCGGCTCCTAGCTTGAAAACGGCACGGTACTCCTGCAGTTCTCCCACCGTAGCCTGCCACGCAAGCGATTGAATCAGCGCCGGCCCGCTCCAGTACGATGCGGTGCCGGGCCAAATGGCGTAGATGTCAATCGTGCCGGTTTGCCCTACGTGTCCGTCGTTAAGAACGGCACCACGAAACGTGATTGAGGCAGTGCCTTGGTCAACGTCGCTAGGGCGAAAGAGCTTCACGCGAGACGTTGACGTGCGAGGCGTTATCTCAACGCTGTCGGATTGCACGCCGTCGATGGAGACGGACACAAGCTCCACAATGTCGATGTCGCCAAAATCACCAGAGACGGTGACGCGAATGCCTTGCGAGTTTTTCGCCACGACGGCCTCCCGTCGGACTAGGCAACCTTGAACGTGAGCGACTGCTTGACGAGTTCGCCAACGCTGTAGGCCACGCTGGAGCTTGAGACGGTCGCCGTGTAAGAGACTGTGGCAAACGACAGCGAGCCGGAAGTGCCGATTTGCACGATGGCTGTGCCGAGAGCCTCAACCGAAATCTCGTTGTCCTTCAGCGCCGGAGCCTGATACAGCCGGTTCGCACCGCTGGCCTGGCCAAGGTGCGACTGGTCGAGCAGATCCCCGCCGGGCGTCACGTTCACCGACTGAGCGGTGTAGGTGGCACCAGCGAACACGAACGCATTGCCCTGTGAATCGGCGGCCATCTGGCGTCTCTCCTAGTGGATTGCGGGCGGCACAGCCCTACTCCGAAACTAGGGGACGAGGCGGGAAGCCTTGCAGTTAGCGGACGACGTTGGCGGCCTTGGCCATGAGCGATTGCAGCTCCCGCGTCATGGCGGCTTCCATAGACGGGCGTGACGCCTCAAAAGCCCGCGTTAGCGGAGCAAGGCCAACCATTGAGCCACGGCCACGACGAGCCTTGGTGCCGTACTCAACGTAGTAGGCGTGCGGGGCGATGCCAGACTTGAAGCCCACAAGTGCCGTAGCGGTTCGCCTCGAGCCGCTGCCGTAAATCTTGGACTTGGTGGCAGGCGACTTCCGCAGCGCTCCGCTTCGAGCACGAATCTGATTCACGTTTGTCTGTAGGGCTACGAGCCCAGGCTGAACGGCACGATTGGCCGCCGCCAATATGGAAGGCGTGTCCACCTGCATCACGGAGCCAAGGCCCGATCCGGTTAGCCACTTTTCGCTGTGGTATCGGGTGTTCAGTTGAATCTCAAAGTCGCCAGCCATTACGTGGCCTCGTTGATTCGAAAATCGAACGTTTGAGACACGTTGTAGTAGGGAAGCATTTGATCGTCTGCTGGCATCTCGACGCCGTCTGACTCGCTGCGTAGCGTCGTCCGCTGGATCGTCACGCCAGCCGTAGTGCCCGTCCAGCCGTCCACCGCCAGGCGGACAGCACGGGCAATCGATTTCACCGACGTGTACGACGTGCCGTAGGTCGTCAGCTGCAGCGTCACCACGGGGTTGCCGACGTTCCCGGCGAGCGACTGCGGCCTATCCACTGCCGTTCGCTGAAACACCACGAGCGGCAGCGGCGTCCCTGTAGGGGCAATCAACGGAAATACACGCTGGCCGATGAGCGACGAAACCGCCGTCTGGCTCGTCAGCCGCGAGAACAGGAACGCTTCCGGTGCTTCGGGCAGGCTCATCCGTCAG